CATCACAGAAATCTGGTTTTTTGTGAAATTTTTGGTATTTAGGTATGCCCACCATTTTCGTAGGCTGTAAATTTCACTGCCAGGCGGAATGACCACGAGGCACGGAGTTATCTGATCAATCAACTCGTTAAAAATTTCAATTGAGTGCTCATCCCCATTAAACGTAAGATCGTCGTCGGTCTTGGGATTTAGGAATTTTTTGGTAAAAATGGAAAAATCTCCATTTTTTAGGTTTTCTTCAATACCTTCGTCCCACGTGGTAATGCCATAGCGTTTAGCATGGTATAAGGTTTCCAAAAATGACATACCTTCTGGTTGCGGTATTGAAGAGTGTGTATTTTTAAAATAAAAATTGCCATCTTTCTGAACCAGTTGGGGCACATACTCCTCAAAATTGACCAAAATTTCGTCAATTTGACCAAAAAATTCACCAGTTTTTTCACATGCCTCAAAACCCGCTGGACATAGCACATTTTTTAAAAATAATACTGCTCTTTCAGTAAGTGGAACCTTCCACTCTTTACATTCTGGATCCCACTCACATGCATCGGCCTTGTTTTTTTCATTAAAAGACCGCATTTTTCTCACCATTTCTTCGTCATAGGGGAAACTTACGACAAATTGCTTAGGACTGTGGTCAACGTATGTAATTCTCTTTGCTTGTGGTACCATCTGACGAACACCTAGTTTCATCACAGGTGAGTCAAGGTGAGGTTTTACATCAGCCATCAATTTTAGACTTAAAGTTGCCGAGTATTTTCTCAACAATTTCACAGCCGCATCAATTTGCTTTTGGGTTAGCCCTTTGCCCATCCAAATTTGAGAACTAAAACTACCCAACATGTTAGCATCTCTCAAATAGAGATTAGGCAACAGCGTTGATGCTTGAATGATATCTTCTAAGAACATAATTTCCTTAAATTTGTATATCTTCCATACCTGCGGTACGCAATTTAATGATGTTACTGATTTGCCATTGCTTGATGTCAAGGCCTTTAATGATGCCCAACCATTGATTTCGTAGTAAAGCAAATTCATTGATAATTTTTTCCATATCAACTACGTCAGCATCGCCTTCTACATATTTTTCCACGTCTCTTGAACTAAGAGCACGTTGATAATTTTCTAAATATTTGCGAAACGTCTTAGAACGAATCCTACGAAGTTCAATATTCAAATATTCTAGGATACCTTCAATTTCTTGGAGTTGATTAAAACGTTGCTCAACAATACCAGGCAAAGAGGATGAGGCTTTTTCTACAATACCGTAGATCTTAACCTCACCTCTTGCTTCATCGAGTTGAGTATAGTAATAATCAATACAATCTGGAAGGTGAGCAATATCCTTGCTCACCTTTGAGTACCAATTCATTAGTACTCCTCGTCTTCATACCCAAAATCATCGCCTTCTTCTTCATCTTCATAGCCTTTTTCTTCCTCAACTACGGTGCGAATTGCATCGTCGAGGTGAGTATCATAGCCCATGAGACTTTCGAGAACATCTGCTGGCACATCTTTACCTAACAAAAAATCAACGTATTGATTTGCCGCCATGTCCTTATTTTTTTCTGGGATGTACTCTTTAAAAGTATCCCAAACTTCCATAATTAGTGCTTCTTCCATTATGCTTCCTCTGATTCTTCTGTAGTTACAGGAATGGACACTGCTGTCTCATCCCATTCTTCCATAATAACTTTGAGTTTATCTTCTGTCCAGTTTTTACGGAATTCCGACATGACTTCTCCTGTCGTCTTACTTATATATTGTAACTTATTTCCGCTTTTTGTCAAGACATTTTTCTTTTCAAACAAGTCTAACAAACCACTTGTAGGTTTCATACCTGTTGAGTAAGGAATTTGAACTTGTACTGATTCAAAAGGTTTAGCATATCGAGTTTTCATAACTTTACACGCTGATCGAATACCTAGTACCTCACTAACCTTGTTGCCAGCCTCATCCTCTTTAAGTTTGAGTTTTTTCATAGCAACAACAATTGATGACGCATAGATAAAGCCCTGACCGCCTGAGATTTTATCATCTGGATCAAACATATCTTGGCTTGCGTATGTGTGATTAGTACAAATCATGCCAACATTATATGAACCAAACATATTAACACAGTTTCGAACAAGACTTGTAAGTGCCTTAGGCTTACGGCCCATGTCACCTTTCATTTCACCTGCTTCAAACTGGTTAACGTCTGTAGGGGTCAACAACATACCCAAAGAATCGATTACAAATAAGACCTTAGGACGTTCTTCCTGAGGCATAGTCTTGTACTCTTTCATGAATTCTGAAATGGTCTTTGCCACATCGTCAATCATGGCCATGTTGAGTTTTAGGAGTTTATCTTCTGACGTATCTACACCTAATGCCTTGAGCCAATCTTCATCTAATGCGTTTTCAGAGTCAACCAAAATAACATAAATGCCTTGTTCTTGAGCATGGCGGATAAGATTTCCTGAACAGATATAAGACTTGCCTGCGCCAGACTCACCAGCAAACACTGTTACCTTACCTAGTGGAACTCCTTTGTAGAAGTCACCACTGATAAGGTAGTTAAGTGCGTAATTGCCAGTTGATATCCAGTCAGTTGGGTCGTTAAATCCAACACCTAAGCCTTCAATAGACTTAGTAATGGACTTGCGGAACTTGGTGATATCAAATGCTTTTCCCATATTACTCGTCCCTCGGAAGTTCAGATACTTCAGCGATTAAGTCATTAAGTTGGGTAAGATTCTGTACCAAAACCTTAGCATTCTTCCATTCATTGTCGCTGTCACGACCACTAATTTCAAGCATGTAGCCGTTGTCATAGATATTAACAGTGAATGAGTCACTTACCTTGGCGAGTTTATCGCCAATCTTAGAGATTGTTTTCTTAACCATAGTAACCTCCTATTATTGCTGACGACTGCGAATCATCTTCAAGATGTCTTGAGCACGACTTCCTGCTTCTGATTTAGTATCTTCAGTTGCTACTGGTTTAGCAGTAGGAGTTGGTTCAAACGGTGGATCTTCTTCATCAACACTACTTGCTACAGGTGCCGGAGCACTTGCTTTTGGAGCGGCGTTGTTACTATTGAAGCCTGCTGGCTTGAAGTATTGACCCCAACGATCTGCGTCATACGCTTCGCCGTTTACAGATGCTTCAAACATCTCCATCATAACTTTCAGTTCAACTTCGCCTGGTTTCTTAGGCAAAAAGTCTTTCAAGTTAAATGTGCCGTACTGTTTAATAGCGGCATTTTCTTCTTCGCTCAAAGCACGTTCACGACGAGCCCAGTTAGAAGTAGAGTAGTCAGCATAACCGCCTTTACTAGTTTTAGTAATACGGAAATCTGTACCACGTAGGAAGTCTGTTGGAATTTCTTCCATGTCTGGATCCAACAATGCGGCTTTAACAATGTTAAAGATTTGACTACCGATGATAAATCGACGAATTGGGTTTTCAGGAGTCTTGCCTTCTTCTTTAAAAGCACTTTCGCCTACAAAACCTTGGAACAAGTAACTACGCTTCTTCCAATACTTACGACCTTGTTCTTCCAAAGACTTATCTTTAAACCAAGGACGTACTTCAGAAAGAATAGGGCATGTATCTCCCCACATTTCCATACAAGGAACTTGTACAGTAACAATCTTAGAATTTGCTTCGTTCTTAACACCAGCAAAATCCAATTTGATCATTGCTCGTTCAATCCAGAAGAAAGTATTGTTAGGGTCAGCGTCGGGCAGGAAACGAACTGTAGTCGTTGTGCCTTCTGGCATATTCCAGTGAGGGTAAATTGCGTTGTCTCCACCGCTTCCGCTATTGCCGGTGTTTTGTTGAGATGATGCTTGAAGTTTTGCGCGGATTTCTGCTAAAGTTGCCATAATGTTTTTCCTTAATAAATGTTGTATTATGCCATTTCTTTAAAGCCAACTGACTAAAAAGAAAAAGTGTGCATACGGTTAAGTATACACACTTCTATTTATCATGTCAAGAAAAAATTCGCCAATTATTTGGTCTTAAGTCTTCCAGATTTTTCGGCGCTCTGTAACATATCAATTCGATCACGATAGCCTGCAATACCTGGTTTGATATCTTTAGCGGCTTGTTTTTCACCCTTAGTTGGATTCTTAACGTGCTTCATTGTAGTTGCGGCTTGACTACTAACTTCACTTACACCAATTTCTTTTTTCTTACGTGCTAGTCCTGCTGAACTAGTTGGACTCTTGGTTTTTTCATCTTCCAAATCTTTGGTAGACATTTTCCAATCACCGCCTTTTTCCTTGCGCTTGAATGCAGGAATTTGGCTCTTTTCTACACCTTCTTTAACTCCGGATAACTTTAATATACGAGTCATGTCCTCGTAAGCCATCTGTTGGTGTGAGCGTTGGCTTAGGTGAGCAACGAGACGTTCTGCAAGTTGTCCTCCTTGATCTCCAAACATTTTCTTACAGTGAACAATAACTCCTGTTTCACCTTTAGGGAAGCGTCCTGTTTCACGATCGTAAAAAGATTTAACTACTTCGGCAATTTCTTTCATATTGGCTCGTTGAGGCTGAGGTTCTTCGTTGTCCATAGAATCCTCATCTTCTGCTACTGGTGCTTCAGGAGCTGGTGCCATTGCGGCAGGATCAGCCTCTGGTGCAGGTGCAACTGGTGCTTC